CAAAGTATTCCATTGTTTAATACTTCTACCGCAACAAACATGGGCAATATGTTTAATGGGTGTTTATCACTTCAAAGCATTCCATCACTGAACTGTTCAAGCGCAACTGCAATAACTTCTATTGCTCTTAATTGTAACGGACTAAAACGCTGCCAAGCAACAGGTATAAAAGGAAGTGTATCATTTGCAAGTTGCAGTCTTGGGGCAACCGAACTAAATGAAATCTACACTAATCTTGCTAATCTAACTGCGTTGCCAACTCAAACTATAACAGTTACAAATAACTACGGAACAGCAACAGACACCCCCGCAATCGCTACAGCAAAAAATTGGACTGTAGTAGGATAAAATTATGGAAGATACATCTGGATTTTACAAACAAGAAAGCGGAGAATTGCTTTACGGCCCTAATTTTGTGTTGAATAAAAATTACGAACTTCGTAAAGAAACCCACGATCAACATACATATCCAGTTGATGGATGGTCTTGGTTTGATTCCGAAGCTGAAGCTAAATTATTTTTTAACATTAACTCATAATGAACGATAACGCTACACTCACAGGTATTCTTGGAACGACAACAAGTTTTACAGGTTTCATGGTTTCTATGATGCCGCACATCGAAACTACCTTGCGTGTCGGTGGGTTGCTTGTTTCGCTTGTTGCTGGCGTTTTGACTATAGTGTATATGTTTAAAAAAATTCGCAACAATGAACGCTAAACAAATTACTCTCGGAATGATTATTATATCATTCGCATTTCTTGCAATGGCATTTTTGACTGGTTGCACAACACTTGGAATTTCCCTACAGACAGACTACGGGCGGTTGACATACGAACTGCCCGAACCAAAAGGAACAAAAAAATGAAAATCGTAAATATACTACTTCAGCGGCTATCAGAGAATAGCACATGGCGCGGCTTGATTCTGATTGCTACGGCAGTCGGCGTGAAGATCGAACCAGAACTCCAAGAAGCAATCCTTGTCGCGGGACTCGGCCTTGTTGGACTCATCAATGTTGTGCGTAAAGGCTAATGGTTCCTAACTCCAGACCGCAGCAAGCAAAAGAAAAGACCCTCGCAATGGTCATCAAAGCGGGGATTGAGGATCGTGTTGCTCTGGTTGGAATTAGAGGATATTACTCTGAAACATTCGCTCCATCAGGCAATCAAAGGGGAATTTATGATGATGCGATTATTTTGCTCTCTCCTTCAGTCCACGCTACATTCAACGCGAATACTGATCCGTCTATATATCGAAAAGGCATTGCGGTTCTTAAGACGGGCGTTCATAGGTATCGCAAAGGGAATCATGGTATCTCTAAACCCGGAGGCGGCTATCCAGCGTTGCGACCTGCTAACGCCAAAGAGGAGTTGCCTGTTACGCGAGACGGCACTGGAGACGATATGGGCATCGCTATCAACATCCATAAGGGCAGCTACAAATCGACTTCATCAGAAGGATGCCAAACAATCTACCCTTCACAATGGGATGGATTCATCAACCTCGTTTATTCAGAAATGAATAGATACAACCAGAAAACAATTCCATATCTTTTAGTGGAACAAACATCTTGACTAAACCTAAACTATCGTTAACGATAAAACTATGAGTTGCGGAAATTCCAGAAGTTCTAAATGCAATCCATGCGGCCCAAGTGAGGCGGCAATGAATGAGATTGCAAACAAGTCGGCATACTACGCCCGCATAGCAATCGTTGCTTCAGAAACTGGTGGAGGAATTCGCTGGGGATATATCGGTGATGGAGTTGCAACCACATTCAATATTGATGGAGCTACCTCAACAAATAGCGCATCATTCCTTGTAACGATTGATGGAGTTGTCCAAGACCCATTGGACTACACAATCACATTTGGATACCCATATACCATTACGATGAACAATCCAGTCCCATCTGGGGATGAAATTGTCATCGTCTCACTGAATGGTAAGACAGGTGCAACTGGCCCCGGAGGAGGGCCGACTGGTGCTACTGGCCCAACTGGCCCTCAAGGCCCGATAGGGCCGGGTGCTGGCTCAACAGGAGCAACTGGTGTAACAGGAGCTACGGGCATTGGAGCTATTGGAGGATCGGGAACGAATGAAGTATTCTTCTTAAATGACCAAGCTGTGACTGCCAGTTATTCAATTCCATCAACTAAAAACGCAATGACTGCTGGGCCAATCACAGTCAATGCAGGAGTAGTAGTAACAATCCCAAGTGGATCAGTTTGGACGGTAGTATAAAGGATAAAAATTATGCCAATCACATTAAATGGAACAACTGGTGTAGTAACGCCGGGAGCAACAGTAGGATCAATCACAGGTATCCTCAAAGCGACATCTGGAGTTGTATCACAAGCTGTAGCTGGAAGCGACTATGGACAACTCACTCTTGCAACGGCACAGACTGCATCTGGAACCGATGTTGACTTTACAAGTATTCCAAGTTGGGCAAAGCGTATTACTGTGATGTTTGGAGGGGTAAGTTTGAGCGGCACAAGCTCGTTCCTTATTCAAGTTGGAACAAGTAGCGGCGTTGTCAATACTGGTTATTCTGGTGGTGGAACAAGATACGGTGGCACGGCTATTGCTGCTGCATCTGGCACAGCAGGAATCAGTCCTTGGAATATAACACCAAGTGCAGCATACAGTGGTCATGCAATCTGGACTCTTATAGGAGGAAATTTTTGGGCTTGCTCCCTTAACCTTGGCGCATCTGGTGGAACAGAATCGGGTTGCGTGGGTGGCGGTTCCGTAACTCTTTCTGGAGTATTAGACCGCCTCCGCATCACCACAGTAAACGGCACAGACACATTCGACGCTGGAACAATTAACATTTCTTACGAATAATGGCAACATCACTCTCACTCGAAAACGATAGTTCCCTCGCGCAAGGGTATCTCAAAGTCAATGGCTCAACTGCCGCTACGCTGACTACCTCTGGCATTACTGGAAATCTTACTGGTAATGCAGATACCGCAACCAAGTTCTCCACTACGACTGGTTCTGCTCCTGCCTACGCTTGCCGCGCATGGGTGAACTTCGATGGAACCCGTGACTCTTCTGGTGCAGTTAGCTCGGCGAATACGAATCGTTTTATTCGCTCAAGTGGAAATGTGACGAGTGTTTTGAGGAATGCTGCTGGTAACTATACTGTAAATTTTACAACGCCAATGAGTAACGCTAACTACTGCCAAATAGTTACTGGCGGGAATACAAATAATACAGAAAATTTAGCAATGGTTGGAAATGCAACGGCAAATCCAAATTATACAACCGCATCAACTCGCGTTATTTTTGATAACGCTGGTGGAACACTTCATGATGTTACATATGGAAATGTAGCAATCTTCGGAAACTAATCTTATGCCAACAACAATCGACTCCGCAGGTATTACTTTTAACGACACGACTTCGCTGACGAGTGCGAATATCGGCACAGCACAGCTTGTCAATGGTTCTGTCACAGCAGCAAAACTTGGCACTACAGAGCAGACGCAGATTGCCAAAGCATGGGTGAATTTTAATGGGACTACATCACCGGGAACCATCCGCTCCAGCTACAATGTCTCCAGCGTTACAAAAAATGGAACTGGTGATTATACTGTGAATTTTGCTACTGCGATGGCAGATGCGAATTATAGTGTATCTGCCGCTGCAAGTAATCTTGGTTCAGCAGTTACCGCAGCTACCCGCATTGGATTATTTTCGACTTCTAATTTTACTATGTATTCAACAGGATTTGATACAACTAAAACTAACTTTAACGCTTTATGCGTAACAATCTTCGGAAACTAATCTTATGTTTATCACCTATCCACAACCCAACGGACAAGTAGCAGTAGTTATCCCTACTGGAGATGTTAATGACGCAATTAAAGATGTTCCTACTGGAGTAGAATACAAGATTGTTGATTCAGTTGATATTGATAATGACTACTTCAACGCTTACGAATTTGACGCTGAATCTGGAGCAAAGGTAAGCATCGAGAAAGCCAAGGTTATTCACCTTGATAAGTTCCGTTCTGCTCGCGCTCCGAAACTTGCTAAACTCGACATCGACTTTATGAAGGCAGTCGAGGCTGGAGACGAAGCAAAAAAAGCTGAAATCATTGCCGCGAAGCAAGCACTCCGTGATGTTACCTTGACTCCGCTTCCAGATGATCTTGCTGGCATCAAGGCAACTTGGCCCGATATTTTGAATGAGGTTCAAGTCTCACAACCAACCACAGAAGAGAATCAAGAGCAGGTTACAGAACCCTCGGTTGAACCCACATCAACTGAAGAAACTCCGTCTGATACTCTGAATTAAATATTATGACTCCTTGCACTCCAGCACCGCCATGCGACTTGGAATATCCATTGTTTTGCGAACCCCGCGAGATCACAGCAATCGCTAAAAGGTTGGTTGTAGAAGATTCCTCCGCTTGCGATAAGACTCTTCAGACTCCACCATCTGGTCAAGTTCTTGTGTCTAACACAAACGGAACTATATCGTGGACTAATGGAGCGAATAATACTGTCCTTCGCAAAACTTCTACTGGAAGTGTAGAGTTTGCTACACTCAATAGTCTTCTCCAATCTGCACCAGTTGATCTTGGTAGCCAATCATTGACTACTACTGGAGCAGTTAGCGTTGGATCACTTACATCAAGCGGAGCAGTTACAACAGCATCATTGAGTGTATCTGGAACGACATCAACTGCCGCGATTACTTCAAGCAGCACTATTCTTGCTAACGGCAACTCATCCAAGATTGGATACAATACTGGTGCTGGTGGAGCGATTACACAAGGTGCAGGAGCAAAGACGAACTCTGTTACTCTGAATCGTCCTACTGGAATTATCGTTACCGATAGTTCCGCTCTTGCTGCTGATACCTCCGTTACTTTCAACTTGAGCAATTCGGTTATCGAAGCTACTGACATCGTGCTTGTGAGTCACATATCTGGAGGAACACTTGGTTCATACAACTTTGCGGTGGCTCCAGTGGCAGGCAATGCCAATATCGTTATCCGAAATATCACCGCAGGAAGTTTGTCTGAATCACTGACATTGCGTTTTATCGTAATCAAGAGCATCAACGCATAATGCCAACAGAAGGATCAGTTTTTGATGGATTCACAAGTATTATCGCTCAAGACGCTGATACTCATCCATCGTATTTACCAGAGTCTATAGTATCAGAATCGGTAAACAGAACATTCCGAGGAGGAGTTAACCGAACCAGACCAAGTATTCGGAATATTCAAATAGTTGCAGGGGCAGAGCAATCGGCGACTATCGTTAACGATATTCAGAATGGAAACTTTCAAGGGGCGTATCCATACAGGTCTGTAAAATATAACTCCTCTGATGGAATACTGATTTCAGTATCTGGAGTTATCTACTTTCTAAAGATCAGCAACAATCTCGCTACTGCATACAAGATCATTGATGGCAACGATCCGGGCATGATGCACACTTGGTTCGTGCAAGCTGAAGATAGGGTGTATATCCAAAACGGATACCAAAACGCAATCGCATGGGATGGCGACTTAACGATACCAGCTTATCGTTTGAATCCATACAACCAAAAGATGCCGATTGGAACTGTGATGGAATATGCCTTTGGTCGAGTTTTCGTATCGGATAGGTTCAACCAAATCTACGCATCTGACATCATTTACGGAAACGGGTTTACAGATACCAAGAATACCGAGAACTTCACAGAGATAGGATACTGGGCAGAAGGTGGCGCGTTTTCTACTCCAGCAATGATTGGAAATATTACTGCAATGAAGGTAATGCCACAGATTGGAACCAACCTTCGCGGCCAAGGTGAACTTGTTATTCTTACTGGTAACGGAGCGTTCAGCATGGATGTTTCTATACCAAGAGATTTGTGGAATACATCAAACATCCAACGCATTTCATTGCTTGGACGAGGATGCACAAGTCCGTATGTTGGACTGGCAAACTCTGAACTTTGGTTTAGATCACATGATGGTTGGGCATTCTACTCCAATAGCCAATCTGAATTCGCTCGATACTTCTCGCTTCGTAAACTTTCGAGGGAAGTAAACAAATGGGTGCAGAACGATACGCCTTGGCTGAAGCAGTTCGCTTCTACGATGTTCTTCAACAACTACCTCATCAGCACAGTAGCACCACAGACACTTCGATCAGAAGGTGTAGAAGGATTGAATCGTTATCATCGTGGAATGGTAGTTCTTGACCTTGACCAATCATCTTCACCATCACCAGACGCACAGCTTTCTTTTCGCTGGAATGGCATCTGGACGGGCTTTAGACCAACTCAGCTACTCACGGCATTGATTGATGGTCAGAAGCGAGGATTTGGATTCTCGTTTGATAAAGATAACAAGAACCGACTATACGAATTCACTACCTCTCAAGGCGACGATTACGGCCCAAATGGAACAAGGCAGATTGAATCCTTCTTCACCACTGGCAGGTATGACTTCAACCGAAGCGGGGCTACGAATAAGTTCCTCCGCAAAAAGATTACGGGCGGAGAAATGTGGATGAGTGAAATCAATGGGATAGTAGATAGCTCTGTTGATTTTCGATCCGACTCTAATCCATGTTGGTCAGAACTCAAAGTTCCTACAACCTATGGGTGTGATCCATGCTCTCCACAAGTAACTGAATGCGTCCCACAAAAAGGTGGTAATCGCTACAAACGCTACAAGTTTAACACGCCCGACCCAAGCGAGTGTAATGATTTGGCAGGCATCCCATCGGTAGAAGGAAGCGAGTTCCAAATTAAAGTCAACCTAACTGGCGCGGCTACGATTGACCGAGTAAGGTTAATGGCAAACATCAAGAATAACGATGATTCCCCAATCGGTGACTGCCCAGAAGAAAATCAAGAATGTGAACCATTTTTGTGTTGCCAAGAAAAATACTGGGAATATAGTATCATAAATTAAAGTCATGGACAATCAAGACAGCTCGCCTTCAATTATTTTTCCAAATGTTCCAGACGACTTTTGTCCAACTGGAAACTGGGCTGATATTTTGCAGGTATTTATTGACCAAGTTCTTTCAAATGGAACCATCAATGTTCCGGGTCTTGGCGATGTTACCCCAGAAGAAATTGCTACAATCAACGCAACTCTTACTGATCTTCAAAACCAAATTGACGCTATTGAAGATAACTTCCTTGTAAGGAAGGGAACAATTACTTCAGTTCCTGCTGGCGACTCTATCCAGACAGTTTCATTTGCAGCATTTGCAACAAATGTATTCTATGCTGGCGTTACTCCATACTGCAATGCTACGATTGGAACAGCAGCTACACCTTTGTTTGCTATCGTTGATGGAAGCAAAACAACAACTGGATTCTCTATCCGAGTTGAAAACAACATTTCGCAAATCACGCAGATAGATTGGGTTGCAATCTATTCTGTATAAACAAAACAACCAACCATAATAAAAATATGACACCACTAAAAGGAACAGACCCTCGCCTCGTATCTGGCGGCTCACCAACTCGCGGCATGATCCGTGAAGGTATGGGCAATATGAACCCGCCTAACACTGGCAAAAATCCATACTCCAGCGCACCGCTTCCCAAATCTGGCAAGCCCGTTGGCGGAAAATAATTATCGTTACCGATAAAAATGATATTCGTAGGCGATAGTTATTGCACTTCCACTCTGGATCGCAAGCGGAAACGCGGCGATACCAGAGAGGATGGCTATCGTTTTAGTAAATTTTACAGAAAGAAAACCAAATCTGGTGAAGTTAAAACTTACGAGAAATGGTTATCTCCTGCTGCTTGGGAAAAAGAAATAAATAATGTAAGTATTCTTTCTCGACAATATAGGTTGAGAAATAAAAACAACCCAGAATATAGAGCAAGAAAAAGAGCTAATGATGCCAAGGCAAGAAATAAAGAAGCGGCAAAAATTAAACAAGCTGAATACTTTAAAAACTACTATCAGAATCCAGAAAAAATAGAGAATAGACGGAAATATAAACGCATCTATCTTGATAGAAATAAAAACTATCTAAATAGATTAAAGCATAATATTGGAGTGCTGATAAGAATATCTATTAAAACAAAAGGTTTTAGTAAGGATACAAAAACAGAAGAAATTCTTGGATGTTCTTGGAGCTTTTTTAAATCATACATTGAAGCCAGATTCCAAGAAGGACAAGGCTGGCACAACAGGGAATCTTGGGATATTGACCACATCAAACCTATCAAGTCAGCAAAAACAAAAAAAGAAGTAATAGCATTAAATCATTATTCAAATCTTCGCCCTCTTTGGAGGAAAGAGAATAGAGCAAAATGGTATAATCCACTTGAGGAACAATTAAACTTAATCTAAATATGGTTGACACATTAGAAGAAATGGTTGAAGTTGTTAAGGGATTCGTGGGAGATTCAGGTGTATGCTCTTACGATAGAGCAGTTAAGGCTGTTAATCAAGCTCGTAGATTGTTATGGAATAAGAGAGCATGGAGTAGCCAAGAAGAGTATGTCCAGATTTGCTGCGTGAACGATTGCTTTACGCTTCCATCTCGCTATGAGCAAATCAAACTCGCGTGGATTGGAGATCATTCTGCATCTCTTGCAGATGAATGGTTCAACGCGACCAATGCGTTTGCTCTCCACGCCGACCACTCATGCCATAGAGGGATTGTAGAAGTAGGAGGACTCCATGTTCTCTTCCGAGATTACAGTACCCATCCATACCAAATCGGCGTGATGGCAGAGGAGGCTGAAGACATCGGCGTTGAGTTGATGTTTGAAGCACAAGACCAATACGACACCTATCATAAAGTCAAGGTCACTACTGCCAATCCACCAACGCTGGCAAAATCCGATCTCCTTGTAAAAGGAATTCGGGCGGTCAGCAAGCCAGTAACCAAGGGCAGAATTCGGGTATATGCCTACGATACGGCACTGGAAGCAAAGACTCTGATTGCCATCTATCAACCTAACGATGCTCATCCTACATTCCGTAGGTTCAAAGCACCGAGGACTTGCGAGTGTATTACACTCTACGCATCGAAGAAATACTTCGACCTAACCGATCCAAAAGAACTGGTAGAGTTCATTCCAGATGCAATGATCTATGCGATTCTTGCATTAAACTCCCGTGAGAATCGTAAGGCGCAAGAGTTCTTGAGCAACCTATCATTGGCCGTGCAAGAGCAAGAGAAAGAGATGGAGAATGTAGAAATCCCTACTTGCGCTCCACTTAGGATAGCCAACTATAGTCGGGCAGAGAACCTAATCGGGTCTGATCTATTGTCACCATCACCGAACGACTACTTTCTCTATCGATGACACTGACAATTCCAGACAAGATTGATGCAAGGAATGTAGTTGGATATGGTGATCCAAACTACGAACTCAACTTGATTGATCTTGAGATTCTGAAGTTACCTCCACGGGAATGTCCGTTGATTCATAGGTTTACTCCGGGTATGTATATTCGGGAAATCTATATGCCAAAGGATACGATTCTCACAACCATGCTGCACCTCACTACGCATCCATTCTTTGTGATGAAAGGCGATGTGACTGTATGGTATCATGGCATCCCTGCTCAACGCTACAAAACAGGCTACACGGGCATTACAGAAGCAGGAACAAGGCGTTTGCTTGCTACCCACAAAGATACAATTTGGACTACCTGCCATGTCACAGACTTAACTGATCCAGACGAAATTATTGACAGCATCACTTCAAGAGACTTTAATCCTCACATCGCCAAGGAAGACCCAAGGGTGCAGAAGTGGCGGCACAACCGAACCGACTTAATCAAATGAGATTCCTTTTACCAGACCCATTAGGCAACGATAAACATTCACAGATGTTTCATTCCAGCGGATTCGCTATTGCCGCTGGTGTAGTTGCTGTGGGTGCGGCGGCAGGGTCAGCGGCTATCTCTATGTCAGCGGCAGATAGGGCAAAGAAAGCTCAAGGTGCGGCATCTAAAAAATTTCAGAAACAACAAAAGCAAGCAACACAATCATTCCTTCAAGGGCAGCAACAAGTCCAAGGGATGATTAACGAGGTTAAAGCTCCAGAGTATAATCTGGAGAATATGCTTGGTGATGCAAAACAGATTACTCAATACAACATTGAGCAGGGTAAAAACATTTCAGATTACTATCGGCAGCAATTAGAAACATTCCAGCCTGGAGCAGCACAGCAAAGGGCAACAGCACAAAACCAACTTGGGCAAGCGATGGATGTAATTTCCACCTATTTAAAAGGTGAAATTCCGCAAGATGTAAAAGAGCAAATCATGCGGAATGTGGCTGAAAGTGCAGGCGCAGGGTTTAATCCAGCAACGGCAGGAAGGGCTGGAGGATTCCAAGCATCTCAAGGACAGATGGCGAAGAATCTTGGGCTAACTTCATTGCAAATTCAGCAAACTGGATTGGCGGCGATCCCAAGTATCCAAGGCACAGCACAAAACTGGCAGCAATTGGCAAGGGCATTTACAGCAGATGTGAGAGCAGCGGAGCCATTGGATGTAGGCAGACTACAACTTGGCTATCAAACCGCTCAAGCAGAAGTCGGATTGCAAAAAGCAAGAATGACAGGTGATATGTATTCTAACATCTACAATGCACAATCTGGATTGGCATCTCAAATCTACGGAGCAAACAAAGAAAACATCGCCGCAAGTTACGCCGCACAGCAAGCAGTCGGCCAAGGTGTCTCTGACATTGGACAAGCTACCTCTGGCGCGTTGATGGGTATGAGCAACATTGGTGCTGCACAGCAAGGATTAGGTGGAGGCATGGGTGGTGGAATGGGTGGATATGGACAGTATACTCAAATGTTAGGAGGAGCAGGAGGTTCTGCTAATTATGTTAGTAGGGTATCAAATCCTAATTTACAATATTTAGGTGGAGGGGTAAATACAATGACGGATACTTATAGCGGCCCAAGATTACAACCAACTGCCTCTGCTTCAAGGGCATTAACAGGAGCTTACGGATAATAAAATATTATGTCTATCGCAGAACTCATAATGCAGGGAACCAATCGCGCATCGGAATCTACCTCATGGGTTGGAGATTCTTTGGCTAAACTTGGTCAGAATGTAGGTGCAGCGTTGGCACAGAGAGAGCAGCAGAAGCAAGCTCAAGAGATGCTACCTATGCTTCAACAGGGTATGCAGGAATCGATGACACTTGCAGGACAAGGACAATCTGGAGCGGCGTATAGTAAGATGCTTGGTATGTTGACTCCAGAAACTCTAAACAACCCACAGTCGATGACACTTGTTAAGTTGGGATTAGATGCTATTGGAAAATCAACTGATGATTTTCTTCTTAGTCAGAAGGCTACACAAGGAACTGGCATGACTGCAACTGATCTTATCGCGCTTCGCGCTATGGGAATAACACCTCCAGAAACAAATACACCATCAACTAATGTTGTTCCCAAACCAAAACCAACTACCGGAGGTAATACTGCACAAGCCGATTTCGATACAATAGTTGATGAGATGAACTTGCCAGCCAATCCACAAGTAGGGCAGGGTGGGTCTATATTAACACCACCAGTAGGCACACAACCGCAACCAAGTGCAGTAGCAACTCCAACACAAGCAACACCAACGCCTGAACAAAAACAGGCAGCATCATTTGTTCAACAAAACCAAAATATAGCAGAAACGCAAGGCGTTGGAAGTGCATGGTATAATGAGGCTGTTTCTAAAGATTCTCCAAAACTAAAGCAACTGGATCAAACCCATGAACCAATTGATCTAAAGGGTGCAAATCAATTTCAATTCGGAACGATCTATTTCCCTAAAGAAAAAGACCTTGATAAGGAAATAAAAATTACAGGAAAAGGAAATGATTTTAATATCTCAATGGACTTAAACAAAGTTGATCCAACAAAAGAAAAAGAAAGAAGGGATTTTAAAGAAAATATAATAAATGCATTAGGGATGATGCAAAGCAAAGAAATGCAAATGTTATTTAAAGAATATGGATCAATTGAAAATTTCCCACTTCCATCAATGTCGAATCCAAAATCAATTAAATTCCCAATAAAAGATAAAGAAGGAAAAGAAAAAATTATCAGTCTACCAGTAACTGGAAATGTTAACAATATGGGACTGGGAGATGCGTTTAAATTGTTACAAAACGCTCCGGGAATTGGAAGGCCAATTGGAATCTTAATCGCACGATCTGGAATGTCTACTGGCGGCGATAGGAATTCAAAAGAAAATCTTGCCAATATTTTAAAATAAATATATCCATTCTAAATGGCTTTTACTCTTGAAAAACTAAAAAGGGCAAGGGAAGCGGGATATTCTGACGAAGAGATCATGTCAGTAGCTTCTGAGCAAAACCCTAAAATTGGAGAAGCATTTAAGTCTGGGTATTCTTTAGATGATGTAGCTGATTACTATTCAACTGGGCCACAGGCTCAGAGTATTGCCGAACAAGAGCAAGTTCAAAACCTCCGACAAATTCCAGAAGCTATCAATCAAGGTAAGGGTCTTCCTATTGGTGGAGAACCAATGGTCGGAGGGCCAGATATCTTAGCTCAAGAGCAAGGTCAAACGAAGACCTTCATGGAAGATGCAGAAGGCAAGCCTGTAGAGGTTCGCCGCGCCCAAGCAATTGATATTAAGGGAAGGACAATCGAAGAACCAATCAGCCCAGATGGAATGTCATTGGACTTTCGTGGGAATCTGATCAAAGAAAAGACTAAAGAACTTCAGTCTGCATCTGGACTTCCATACTCCGAATACATTCAGAAATCAAATACGCTTCGCTCTGAGTTGAGCAAGTTGCAAAAGGATCAGCAGTCACATGAAGCAAATCAACTTGGATTCTTGAGTAAGTTGATTACTGAAAAGCCAGTTTCAGTTGAGTTGGAGACTGGACTTGGTGAAGAAAGGGTGACTGGAGCAGAGGGTAAAATAACAAGTGTCCCAATTCAAACGAGGGCAAGTGCTGCCATCAAACAAATCGGAGATCAGCGCGAGTTCATCGACAATATTATCGTAAACGATAAATTCTTGGACTACGCAAAGACTAAGGGAATCGATGCACCGGGTCTGATTTCAAGGATGGCGGGGCAGTATCTGAATGTTGGTCAAGCACCAGATCAATTAGAAGAACTAAAGAAGAATCCCGAAGTAAGAAAGTTAGCTGAAGAGTGGGCAATGACATCTCCAGAGTTTATGGATGTCACTAAAGACATCTTTAAACGCGCATGGGATGGATATGCTGGAGCTATTGGTTCTGGAACTGTCGGCCCGATTGGGCTTTTACTGAAAGGTGCAGGACTTGAACAAACAGGGCAATCATTTATCGATGCAGCAGATTACGCTGATCAACAAAGACTACAAGGGCAAGACCCAAGAAAGGTTGGCGCATTGGCTCAATTTGGTAGGGATGTATCAAGTGGACTTGGATTTACAGGCGCAGCAATAGTAACTGGTGCATTAGGAAATACTGCACGGGCATCGCTTGGATTAAATTCAGAACGAGCAATTAATCTTTTTCAGAAAGCAAACACGCTCACATTCAGTGGTCTTAACTCTGCTTGGCAAGGATACTCAGAGGCTAAGTCTGATGGGGCAACGGATGAACAAGCAAAGCAAGCGGCACTTTTTACTGCTCTAACTCAAGCTCCACTTGAACTCGTCTCACCACTTCAGAAATGGGTAAGTCGATTTGATCCAGCACAACAAAGCCGACTATACAAAGGTCTGCACAAAGCGGCAACGGCAGTTATTGAAGGAACTGAAGAAGCATTGTTCAATGAAATGCCACAGCAGATTGCTGGAAATCTTGTTAAGAAGTTTGTATACGATCCTAACCAAGACATCTTTGAAGGCGTTCAATACGCTGGCGGGGTAGGTGGAGCGTCTGGTATCCTCTCATCCATCTTCACTCAGATGATTGCTGGCAAGAAAGCTAAGAAGCAAGCACAGCAAGGAGATCAAGAAGGCAGTGAGCAGACTGATATCGAGTCTAAAGCTGATGAGATGGCAGCGGGTCTTGACACTGATCCAGCACAAGAACTCGCTCAACAGATGATGTCTGCCAGCACAGATATCAATAATCTAAAAGAAGAGATTGCGAATGATGAGATGGGACTGCAAGCGATTGAGAAGACCGCACCATCATACCAAACCGCTGAACTGGCATTGAACGAGAAGAAGGCCAACCTCGCAGCATTACAGACCCAATTTGATAAGCTCTCCGCAGGCCCAGCGGAAAAAATAAAACCCCAAATTCAAATCACAAATATTGATTCAATAATCAATCAGGGAGGTGGAACTGTAGCAGTTCAAGAAGGTGATAGAGATGTGAATTTTAAACAATTTGGCATTACAATTGATGGTAATACAGCAGAGGTTGCTTTTGTTGAAATTGATCCTTCAGAATATGGAAAGGGTATCGGGTTGGAAGCGTATCGTTCTCTTGGGAACGAGCTATCATCTCGCGGAATTACTTTAAGAAGTAGCGGAGCGCAATATGGGCCGGGTCGAAATCTTTGGTTGAAACTCGCCCAACAAGGTAATGCTCGTTCAATTGGTCAAGGAAGATTTGAATTTGTGGCTCAACCTAAATCTGCCGCCGCACCTACAACACCCACCGCTACCAAAGAAACAACGATAGCAAAGATCGATGAACTGAACAAAGAGTTCGACGCTTTGGATGAGAACGATCAAGTTGGTATCGATAGGGTGAATAAAGCTATCGCAGTTGAGCAAAACAAACTCGCTGAACTTACCGCTATTGAGCAGGGAGTGGAACCACAGGGAACAACTCCAACCCGTGAGATGGGACTACCACCATCGGGCAGGAGATCAGAATTCGGAACCTTCTTCCCTGACCGACCTATACTTCAAGCATTCGTTAAAGCTACAGACAAAGCTCTTGGAGCTATACAAGCTACAGGGAAACGGGCGCAGAAGCTCAAGAACGCCATCAGAACGGGGATTACATCCAATGCAGGGTTCTTGGCAGGAACGAACACAGAGGTCATCTCAAGCGAAGAATACGGCAAGCTGACGGGTGGTAAGCAAGTAGCCGCCGACACAGGCACATACCGAGCGACATTCTTCAATGGTAAAAAGTATTTGGTAGTTCCAGATGTAAATCAATTAGCAGGGATATCAATTGAAGGTGAGCAACGAGCGGCGAGCAGGGATGCTGCATTGGATCAAGAGTCACGGGCAGCAGCAAAGAAACTGGAAGAGGAAGTTATCCACCTTTCCATGTTCCAAGGCATCCAAGACGAATACAAAAACATTAAGAAGCCTAAGTTTTCTGAACAGGAATACATCGTAAAGCGCATCTCCGACATAGCAAAAGAAGTTAAACGAACAAACCCCAATGCACTTCCGGGCGTTTCTGAAGTTTACTTGAACGAGAAGAACAAGAACCTCGATGACATGACATTCTCCCAAGAGTTCATGCGAATGGTCATCCAGCGTGTCAGAACGGGCCAGATCACCGAGGACTTGAATGCCATTAGGAAAGCAGAGCAGGAAGCATTCACCGACCAAGACAAGGGTAATATCATAGCATGGAAGAACTCTATCCTCAACGCACTTCAGTTTGTTCGTAATAGCATCGCTCGCTACCTTGGTAAAGGAACCTCGACCAAGGAAGTCAAGCGGATGGAAGATGCCATCAACAACATCCTTGATGAGTATGGCATCGTGAAGGGAGAAGCTAACTACGAGTTTAAAGATTACTCTGCCGCAGAACCTAAAGGTGAACTGAAAGCAGAACCTACCGAACCAACTGTTAAGGAATCTTTACAAGTTGAACCAGCATTATCGGAAACGATAACTCCAGCAATCGAAGCGAAGGCTGGTGTAACGCCAGAAGGTGAACCAATGTCCAAGAGAGGGCAAAGCATCATGCAGAAGATCACAACGGGGATGATCTCTGACTTGGAAGCTCAAGCTGAAATGCTCAAGCCAAAGGATAACAAAGCATACACTGAGTATAAATCTCGCGCTACACAGAAGGGTAGAAAATACAATCAAGCGTTGATATCTCCATTCTCATCGATGGCAGACTTGTTTACATCGAACTCATTTACGGCAGCAAACAATGCGTTGGATAAGATTTTCAGAAACAATCCAGACGCTGACTTCTTTGATGTAGCTTTCAAGTTGGGTGATAATAGTGATGCTTCAATTAAAGAAGCATACAATCTAACTCCAGACCAGCAAACTGTTCTTACAGGAATGGTGTATAACTTGATGCCTTCATTCATTAGGCAAACAATGGATTCTAATATGGCGGTTTCTGCCCGTGAATCTTTTGCTTTGGAGGCAAGGAATGTTGAAGCTAACTTAGCTCGTAAACTTGCATACCAACTCCAACAGGCAGGTAGGCAAGTTCAGTCAGCGGCGATGATGAGGAAGTTTGTTGGTGCAGGAATGGCTATCGATACCTATAAGCGAAACATCATAGATACGATGGGTTCTTTGGCTAATGCAACTAAAGCCTCATTCAATGAGGTGGCTAATGCTATCCGAGGTGATCGGCGCAAGTCGATGGATAAAGTTTTCAATACTAAAGAAGTATTCAGAAAAGCAGTGTCCATGTTGAAGATGGCGCAGAGAAATCCAGAGAAGGTGCGTCAATCTATCCGAGCCGAGGTTTCCAAGAAGCAGAATGAATCTACTCGCGCAATTCTTTTGGACTTCGCATCGGGACTCTTCGATACCAAAGAAGACAAGTATGCCAACATGGTAGTAGACCAAGCTGTGCAAAGCATCCTGTCGATTGGGATGAACAAGAAAGAATTCTCCATTGATAATGTTAGCAAGTTCATGTATCAGTCTTTTGCTGCTGCCGCGAAGCAGTTGGGGATACAGCAAGCAGGGCTTGAAAAGCAGAAGGCAGGTAAGCGCAGTGGAAAATACTTGGAGATGGTGAAGGCAGTTATCGGAAACGATAATGCTTACAAGTCCTTCGTGAACGATTTGGCAAACCGAATGGCAGAGAAGTATCAGAGTAGAGATGCCTTCAACGCCGACTTTGCGGAACTCTTCAAGGCACTCCGCTCAAATGAATGGGCAGATGGATTAAGGACACAGGCTATCAAGGACTCAGCAGACTTCTTGAATTACAAGTTCTCTGATCTATTCACTTACCTTGGATCAAAAAGGAATGTAAACCAAGAAGCGGTTAAGCAGCATATCCGCACAGAACTTCAAGGAACCGGCGCATCAAACGAACTGATCGAGAAGTTCATCCAAGATACAGACAAGTATCTGAACGACGAGACAAGCAGAATCCTACAAGACACACTTGGATTCCGCATCGATCAGAAGACAGGCAAGGTCATACCCAAACCACTTCTCTCACAGAAAATCCAAGAGGAAGCTGAAGCACAATTTAAAACAATCAAGAACCTCAAAGATATTACCAAGTTGTCTATGACCGACGAAGGTAACTTCAAGGATGGACTAATCAGCAGGATCATCACTGAAGTGGGCATGGATAGGGAGCAAGCTACTGAGTTGGCTGCCTTGATCTCCGCGCAAATGGAGAAGGCAATGCTGGCGCAAAGAAGTGAGAACGTAGACAGGGCTATCAAGAAAGCTCAAGAGGTATTGGCAGATAATAAGATTAAGCCAACTTCCAACCAACGCACTATCCTTCAGAAATTGGTTGAGATGGCAAACATGGGTGTGTTGGATGCTGAAGGAGTATACGAGGCATTCCGTAAAACACATGACTTCCCTAAAGGTTTCATGCCATACGATGCTGAGTTCACAAATACACTCCGCGAATGGGGAGACAGGATATCCAAACTACCAGCGGGTGTGATCCGTAGCATCGAAGAAGAGAAGATGGGACGAGCATTAATGGGCAAGTCTAACTTCTCTGCTGGTGATATCCTTTCAAGCTATTGGTATTTTTCACTTATCTCACAGGCATCCACCTCTGCAATTAACGCCTTGTCTGGTGGATTCAACCTCATGTTCAATGTGGCTACATGGGCATCATACAATCCTAAATCATTCTTTCCAATGATGAGGGCTTTGTATTCTGCTGTATCTGGAAAGCAATCTCCAGCAGTGAATTCATTTCTGTATGTCATGCGTAACGGGTTAAATCCATCTGGTATGCAGGATGAGAAAAGGGCAAAGTATCCTACCACCAATGTTCTTGAGGGTGCTACTCCAGAAAACACTCCCAAAATTGTTTACTATCTTACCAACTTCGGTGATGGAAAGATTAACTTTCTTCCCGATTGGATGAATACAGCATTGAAGAATGTTAACCCAAGGCAGTTGATGAGACTACTCAAGGCAACTGATATGTTCTTGAGAGAAGCGGCATATGAGGCAAAAGCAGCGCAACTTGGAGCGTCAGCATTCACAAGACAAGGGTTTGACATGGCAAAACGTCAAGCCGAATTGGAGTTAGCATCATCCCAAGCTACAGGTAAACAGAAAGACCAAGAGATTCTAATCCGTGCAAACGAAATATATCGTGAGCAAAGATTGCAAGATGAGGAGAAAAGAGCCATCGCAGAGCAGGCATCACTTGAGACGGCATTCAACCAAGAACCACAGGGTTTATTCGGAATGCTTGCCAACTTTGTAAATGCACTTCTTGCAAAGTATCCAGCAACTAAATTCGTAATTCCATTCACGAATGTTGCGGCTAACGTGACGAATGAGTTCCTTAACTACACTCCAATTTTTTCGCAATTCAGATTGATAAGAGCAAAAAAGAGTGGGATGAAAGACCCATTCACACAAGGAAGAGCAGACAAGGAGTATGAGATATTTGTAAAAGGTATACTTGGTATAGCTGCAACGCTTGCTCCATTTATTATCCAAGCACTTACAGGTGGAGATGAAGAGGATCAAGAGAAACGTCCATACGTCCAGTTCTATGCTGAGGGGCCGAAAGATCCTCGACAAAAGAAAATTTGGCAGCAGCGTGGAGGTCAGAAATATTCAATCAGAGTTGGAGATACATACTACTCATACCTCTACACTCCCCTTGTTATTCCGTTGGCAAGTGGAGCTATGTTGCAGGAGGAAATTAAATCGATCAAGAAAAAGGGTGAGAAACTTCAAGCTGAAGATATCGGCAAACTTGTAGCTTCTGCAATAACAGCACCATTCTCCATTGGATTCGTTGCCGTTCTAAACCAATCGTTCCTTACTGGTCTTGCTGACTTGTTGGAGTTCAAAGAATCTCAGAATCCAGTTGAGAAAGGAACTCAGTTTGTTGGAGGAATCATATCTCGTATGTTAGTTCCGGGTGCATTCCGCGACATCAACAAACTCTACACCGAAGACAAGGCGGTAGGTGGAGATTACCTATCAAACTTCCTTAAGGATATGCCCGGATCAGTGAACTTCTTGAATAAGGATGTGAACTACTTTGGTGACGATGCTAAGTTCCCGTCTGCTATACAAGAGGAAGGATTTGGAAAACGCTTGGCAAGCGTGTTTGGCCGTATCGTTTCTACTGAGAAACCAGACCCCGCATGGGATGTTCTGTATAAGAACAACCTTACGCCTCCAGCATGGGATTCAAGCCTATCATGGGACAACGGGAAGAGGATGACCAAGGAGCAGGAGTTGCAGTTTGTCCGAGAAGCAGGCCCAATGATGCGGGAGAGGATCACTGAGATATCAGACGAGTTGGATGAGCTGCCACTTGATGAAGCTCAAGACCTACTCAGCACAGAGATTCGTATCATCCGTAGAGAGGTGAAGGAAGACCTACAAGATAGGTTGGAAATTCCACTTGACATTGAGTAAGTATGATGTAGTTTGAATCCGCAGCTTGTTGCTGTTGTTTCGTGTTATTCATTAGGAAACGCACCTTGGAGAAATCTGGGGTGCGTTTTCTGTTATCGTTACCGATAAAATTATTTTTAGAAATATTATAAAAAACTATTGACGATTATCGGAAGTTCTGTAGTATATATCTTGTGAACGGCACAACCCCCGTCCACAAAACACTAATGAAAGATAAACCTACACCTACAAAAACAACCGCTCCAAGTGAGCTTCAAAAAGAAATCTACCTTCGCCTCGTTTCTGCTACAGCAGCGGATGGCAAGTTCGACCTCGGCAATCTGGCATCTGCATCAGCAGTCATCAAAACTGGCGACCACCTCAAGGGTGTTTCGGAAATCCTCGCAGTTTGTTTTGAAGGCAAACTCCCAGTCACCGAATAATGAGCCTTATTTGTAACGATGGGGAAGAAGAGCCATACGATCTATCTTCCGAAATAGAAGAGGAGAGAGAATCGGAGTTTCTCCACAAGTGCGCTCACCGCGACATGGATCAAGGCATTCGACCTACTTACTGGGACGAACCAAATGACGATAACTAATCGACACGATCTTCCTGCGCCTATGTTCCGCGCCTTATCCCATGACGGGTATATGGCAGGAACAAAGAAGGCAGACATCTCGGTGACTACCCTTATCGGGCCACCAAAGATTAACCAACTCAAGAAACGCTACTCCGACCAGATCGTGGAAGACGCATCCGACAGGGTGTGGGCATTACTCGGTCAGTCGGTTCACAAGGTTCTTGAGCTTGCTGGTGGCGAGGAAGAGATGACTGAGAAGCGTCTCTACAAAGAGATCAATGGTTGGACACTCACGGGTCAGACTGACTTGTATGAGACGGGCAACCAAGTAATCTCCGACTTCAAGGTAACATCGGTATTCTCGTTCCTCCTTGGAGGAAAGACAGAGTGGGAAGCTCAGATCAATCTGAACGCCATGCTCTGGAGAGAGTATGGATACCAAGTCAAGAAAGGTCAGATCGTCGCCATCCTTCGGGACTGGCAGGCAAGCAAGGCTGAGTTTGATAAAGAGTATCCTCAGTGTGCGGTTCACATCGTTGACATTCCATTGTGGGATGATAGCGAAGTTATCCGTTACGCTGCGGAGAGGATCAAACTTCACCAAGCAGCGGCAGCAATGCCAGACGATACCATTCCAGCTTGTGACCCAAAGGAGCGTTGGGCTAAACCAGATACCTTTGCCATAAAAAAAGATGGTAATAAGAGAGCAGCAAAAGTGTGCGAGACATTTGAGGAAGCGCAACAACTCCTTCCTACCTATGGCGCGAAACACTCAATCGAAAAACGAAACGGCGGGGATATGCGATGCGAGCGTTACTGCTCCGTAGCACCCTTCTGTCACTACTACAAAGCAACCTATAATACAAATGAGTAACCAATTAGAAGGAATAGAACAGAAAGACATCATCAAGCGAGTGACTGGTAAGGTCACTAAATTGTGGGAACCGAAGACATTTACTGGCCCGAAAGGTGAGTTCGTGATTCAAGGTGGAGACATTGAGATCGACGGGCAAACCTACGGACTCAAGTTCTTCAACAATAATCAAGAGCAATCCTTGAAGGGAAATGTAGTTACGCTTTCTTCAGTCCGAGGCAAGCATGGTATGACAGGTGTATCACTTGAGCATGAAACCTACGATGGCAAGAACGGGAAAGTGGATCGTGACATCATCAAGGTAACTGCTACAGGTAAAGTTGAGTTCCAAAAGCAAGATGAGGAGCCACCCCGTGTCGCATCAACACCCAAGAGTATCGTAACCGATAATCCCGAACAGGAACTTGATCGCATCGTGGAGACTCACCTCTACATCGACTCCTTGGTTCGCATGGCATACCTTGGTAAGGTCACAGATGAAGAGACTCTTCGGGCATATGTCTCGTCGGTCTTCATCGAAGCCAACCGCAAAGGTATCTCAATCGGCAAGTCAGAACCAAAATCTGAACCTAAAGTGGAAGAGCCAGAAGTGGAAGAACTGAACCCAAAACTTTGGGCGCAAGTTATTGTCCCATCTGGTAGCAACGCAGGCAAGAAGCTCGGCGCAATCGGTAAACCTGCCCTCACTAAACTCTACCAGTATTACTTAGAGAAGGGGTTCACAACTCCGTTTGCCAAGTGCGTAGAGCAAGCCGCAATAGACTTCAACCTCGATGCTCCTATTGAAGAGGAAGAAGACAACATTCCTTGGTAATTCTGTTTTCCCCAGAACACCCAACCTAATAACACCAACAACAAAATGAAAAAGAAACCAGAATTAGAATTGTTCAGCCCAACTCAAGAGGGAATCATTGTTCCTCTGTCCACATACCTTCGCCAAATGGGCGAGTTCGTTAAGACCGAATGGCCGGGTATCAACATCACCGAAACCCACATCAAGAAGGCATGGTCGAAAGTAACGAAGAACGAATACCTTGAAGACGATGCACCAGACGAAATGCTGGAGATGTTTGAGAAGATGAGTGCCGACTTGGATATGGCCGAGGAAATGGCAGAGGAACGCCTTGCCAATCCAGTAGTGGAAGAAGTTGAGGTTGAACTGACCGAGGATGAACCTATCGAAGAACCAGTCAACGAATCGCTTGCCCTTGTGGAGAGCGTGAAGAACGGATTGGAACTCTCCTCATTCACACAGAAGTTCGACATCGGATCGGGCATGACTCAGTGCGTTCCTAAAGGTGAAGTAGATATGAAGGACTGGGTGGCAGCATTTGCCTTCGGTCTGACTCTGGAATCGGGCGCACAATGGATCATCGGTGATTCAGTAGTAGCTCTGGAGAACGCAGGGCATGAGGATGTGGTCAACCAACTCTGCTCGCAATTCAAGAAGAGCTATCCAACTGTCTCCGGTTATGCCCGTGCCTGCCGCGCCTTCCCCGCTGCAAAGCGTGACCCAATGCTACCATTCACAGTCTATCGTGAGATTGGCAACGCCAACTTCGGAGACGAGAAGACCAACGCGCAGAAACAAAGTGAACTTCTTGAGGCGGCAAAGACCGAGAAGCTATCCTCGACTGATGTTCGCAACCGAGTGCGTAGCGAGCAAGGTAAAGACGATAAGCCAATGGGTCATCGCTTCCTGCTCCTAAATGTCGGCAACTTCTCCAACTCAGAAGTCCTTCGCAATATGCCAGAGGAAGTGCAGGAACACCAACTCTTGATCGACCTGTCCGACAAGTCATGGTTCGATCCAGCAGAAAACGAATGGATGAGATTCGGAAAGGAACAATGAGAAAGAAAGATTACGAAGACGATCCAGAAGCCTATTGGCAGGAGGTTGCTGATAGGAAAGAACAGGATGGAAAAGAGAAACTAACCCGTTGGGAAAGAGAAAACCCAGAGTGGCCCTACGGATTCAAACCAAACGATTAATTTATGTCAGAACCAACACCACAAAACGAAACCTCGAAAGCTGTCCTTGAAGCGTTTACCTTCATCAAGTCAACCGACGAGACACTAAACGAACGAGTCCATGCAATGGCAAGCCTGTTGCACACGGCAGCTATGATGGTCATCAAATCAGAATCCCGCAAGGGTGAAGGGTTTGAGTGCATCAAGTATCTGGAATTGGCATTCATGTATTATCAGAATGCTCAGTTCCGCAAGCGATTCGATACTGAAGAGGAGAAAGAGGAGGCTCCACGGATTATCACATAAGTATCGTAACCGATAAAAAAAGTATTTGACATTGGTCTTTGCTCTGCTAGATTCCTCGTATCCAATACGAGTTCTGACGGGCTTATGGAGATCAATTTTCAGTCAATAAAATGGGTCTGTTGTAGTCCGTCAGCTACGACAGGCCCTATTTTTTGCCACCATTGGATCGTGTAAGCGACGGGGATGCGTGAAGGACGCACCGAGACATAGGTCTGCAAATATCGCCCAAGGAGTGGAGTTGGACTGGCTGCCGAGACTGTTATCCTGCCAACTTAATGCTGTCCTTCGGGACGACTTGCAATTAGTCAACGAGATCAGACTAGCCTAGGTAAAGGAAGACCGCTGGGCGTGGATTGTTAAGCGAAAGGTGACAACACCCATACTGAAACGTATGATTCATTCGGCAAGTTTTCCCAAATTCCTTGGGAGACTTGTCGCTCTGGTTCTGCCCCGCCAGAAACGCAGGAGATTCATTGATCTCCGAGTAGAATATATTCTGAATAGTTTCAGATTAGTTTAGAAAACAAAAAAACCAGAAAGGAATTTTTTTCCAATCTGGTTTTTAAGTTTGGGTTAAACTGGATTTAGATTAGTTCTTTTGGAGCAAGGGAGATTGTAGGATCAATCTCACCATCTGCAAGAACATCTAACCGCTTTAACTTGGTATCCAGCTTCTCGCAGATGGATTCCTCAATCCCTACACCCGCTGCATACACGATGTATTGCAGGGACTTTGACTTTCCTCCTGACCTATGGACTCGGCCTAAGACCTGTTTTAAGTCGAAGACCGAAGGCGAAGGCATGATTAGCGCAACACGGGGATGGTTGCCATTGAGATCGTGGAGGTTCAATCCTTCGCGGCAAGCCTGTATGATACCGACAATAACCCGTGAGTCATCGCGCTGGAAGGCATCAATGTTACCCCTACGCTCCATCTCATCCTGTCCGCCGTGGATGGAGCAGGTTGTCTTTAGCTCATCCAGAATGAACTTGCGGGTTTCGGTATAATTTACTGCAACGAATACGGAGTTGCCTTCTTCGATCATATCTCTCACCATAGCGCAAACCGCTGGAGCCTTGTGGAGTTCGATTCTCTGCCTTGCTCTGGTCTGTTCTGCCAGCACATTGGCTGAGAAGTTTTCCAATCCGCGCAACTCCTCGATTCGGTTGCAGAGATCATCATATTCACCAGCAATCTTCTTGGCATTATCCATGTCGAACGCTTTTGCCTTAATCAGCGTTTCAGGGAACGCATCACCAAGATCAGAGTGCCTTAAACGATTGCCTCTCTCTGGATATATGCGGCTATGGAGTTTCTTCAACACTGAATGCCCACCAGTGAACTGCATACCGAAGCGGGTCTTCCTGCATCCGTTCTGACTGAGGAATCGGAAGTAATCTTTGCCGCCTTGGTGCAGACCGAGGAACTGACCTAACGCCCACAGCTTTGTTGGATCGTCGGCAATGGTAGCAGACAGAGCAATGGCAGGGATGTTCTGAACTACTGAATCCCTGACAAGGTAAGCGTTTTGCGTTGCCTCGCCTTTGCCTCTGTGAACTTCGTCGAAGATCAGCATAACATCAGCAGGAAGCATGAAGCGGAATTCCTTTTTCTTTTCATCAGTCCATCTTCCCATCTGAGACTTACCAGTTTTCGTCCACTCCCATCCGCATATCTCAAATACCTCAACACCCATCATCTTCGCGGCCCTATGCCAATCGGTAGTAATGGGTTTGGGACAGATGACCGCAACTCGTTTGCCAAGCTCTCTGGCAATGCCGAGGGCGCAAAAAGTTTTTCCAACACCCGTGGAATGGCCGAGTAGGGCGCGATTATACTTATTCATGCTGGCAACACCCATTTGGACGCTGGTCAACTGATATTCCAAGAGTCCTTCGGGGTGAAGTAGAGGGATTAACTCTAACTCTTGAATAGCTTCCTGTTGAGTATCGGTTACGATTATCTGCTTAAATTTAAGCTGATCGTCACTCCACCAAGTAAGCTGCCACTCATCGCGGAACTTGCCGAGTTGAATGCCAGCGTCACCCATCTGCTTCTTGAATAGCTCCTTGTCTTCTCCGTAGACTTTCCAAAAAGCCTGCTCAATAGGTGCTTTTTTGAGGAGTCGGACTCCTCGTTTTGTATTGAGTTGAATTGGTTGCGACCACTCAACAGTCGCCATGAGGTCATGGATGTTCATGGATTCCTCCTCGCTCTGTCTAAAGCTGCGCGGCATTGCATCATCAGGAGCGTGTCACCATCTCCATAAGCATCGAGAACGGCTTCCAGAGCTTCCATCAGTTCGCGTTTAACAGACTCCCCCGATAAGGGAGAGTCCTTGTAACGGAAGAGGGGTTTCTGTTTGTGCAGGGTAAATGTTCTCATCGTTTGAATGGGATAGTTTTGATGTTTGGGTTAGGATACACGGTTGACTTGAACCGAGGCATCTCAGTTGATTTTTCAGCCTTTTGCCAAAGTCGAATGTAGACTTCGGGTGGGAGGCAGGTTGCTTCGTTTTTTTCGGTTGCTTTCATTTTATTAGGTTTGTTTGTTGCGTTGTGGAGGGAAATTCATTTGACAAATTACAGGCATTTTGACAACATAAAACTATGAACAAAACGCCCGAATTGAACAGCGAAAAGTTAGGCCGTGGAAAGGGACGGAAGAAATGGGACATGGAGCGCATAGAGACTCTATTCATGGGAGGAGCGGAAATGTCGGACATTCTGAAACTGCCTGAGTTTGCTCAGATGTCCAAGTTCTACTTGAAGAATTGCATGGTGAAAGGGAAGTGGATCGAGAAGAGGAAACGCCTGAGAGAGCAAGTCGCCAATGTGGTTGCGCCTAAGCTGGAGGACTTGATGGTAGCAGAAACCGCTAATCACTACCAGTTTATGCTGCGCGAGATTGCAGCGGAGAGGAAACAGATCGAAGAGAGACACAAAGCAGGGAACATCAAAGAACAGGCGCAACGGTTGGATATTCTCGCGGAATACGAAAAGATTGCCACGAGAGCATTGGGACTGGATGAAAACAATATGCACGACAGAAAGGGTTTATCGGTTAATGCTATGATTCAACTCCATGTTACTGGCCCGCAAAAAGCGGATAAGATCGAGGTTGTATCCGCCGAATATGTCCGTGGAGCGGAGGAATCGGAAAACGATGTAGAATTGGCAACATTGGAAGAAAGCGGGGAAGGATAGGACTTACCCCGCATTTGTGGAATTATTTCCAGATAGGCCCCAATGACTCAAGAAACCGATACATTGGCTTATGTGGAGGGATGAGGCAGACCCTTCCATCTTTGCGAATCCATTCGCAGTCTGTTAGCTTTCCTTCTGAATTATACCATGCCGAGCATTTGCCGGAAAACTTGCCTGTAATCTTGTGAAGAACAAACGTGCCGGGGGAGAAGATGCCACCGGGAAAGATAAGTTTCTGGATCATTTTTCATACCCTCCTGCTTTGGCGATTGCGGAGAGTGCCGTTTTCAAAGGAGCATCGGAACCTGTCAAACGCTCGCCCTCAATTGCAACATAATCGGCGACGAGGAATTTCAGTGCGGAGAGTAAATCAGGAGCGGCGGAGATCAAACGAGTGTTAGCCTCCTCCTCTTGTATTCCGACATCCGAAGACGTGCGGGCTATTTCAATATTACCATCATTCGCCCATATTCTGAGCGATACGAGGTCAGGTTTCCAAGGTGCGGGAGTGTGGAGTGTATTATTCATTAGTTGTGTTGTGTTGTGTTTGGGTGTTGTGGAGGGAAAAGTGGAGTGGAGGGATTATCGTAAACGATCAAAGCCGCAGGATTGCGCGAATATTGAAAATGGTGTAGATGGTGCGGAGGGACAGGAAAAGCGCGGCAGAAGGCAAATATGAGCGATGCGGGCATGGATTGAACATGGCCCGCACTGTGGAGAGGATTAGAGATATTCTTGTATGCTGTCGTTTGAACCCTTCCATGTCGGAGGTTCTTCGTTGTAAAAGTCTATTTCCTCAATAGCTAATTCCCGCGCAGCTTCTCGGGAAAGCCCTTCCTCGTTCATCCACCTTTGAATAATAGTTTCGATGTTCATAGGATTTGAAAAATGAGGATTGCGCCAAGTGTGGAGAGTGTGAGCAAAAGGCTAAAGAAGCGGGACTTTGCACGGTTGTATTGATAGGAAGAGGAGAGTTTATTCATAGGATGAGAAGGGAAAAGCGGCGAGGGGTTGAACCTGCCGCGATTAGATTGGAACGAGGAAACAATCACGCCGCCTGTGAATTCGATCAATTGGCCATGGTTTAAAATATAATCGCGGATGTCGTCATCACAGTCTCCATCCGAAAACCCTCCAGCATCTTCACCGAATTCCTCAATAGCTTTGCTAAGTCCGCCAAAATAATCGACGGCCCAAGCTTGAAGGCCGGAATGTTCTGAAAAATCGCAACGAATCGCGCAAGTATCGAGTTCGATTTCCTCGCCTGTGCTTTCTTCGTATTCCTCCAAGTGTTCAGCCAGTGCAAGCGAGCCATTATAAGACCAGCGTGCGCAGGTGTCGTTTTTGAGTGCGTCTGCAATTTGATATGTGCTAAGTGTCATTTTCATTTTATTAGTTGTTTTTGTGTTTTTGGCTATCTCTTCAGTTCACACTTGCCAAGGTGTGAAGACGGGAAGAATCCCGTTTCGATTTACATTCTTTGATTGCAAACTATGCGGGAAGTAGAGCGTGCACCGTCTCGATAATAAGTTTCGAGATCACTGTGCAACTCTTGCAAAGTTTCCTCCAAAGATTCATGGTCTTCTCGCAAGATATAACCAGATTCCAAAAGCCCCACATTGCACGCGCCGCCGAACACTAATTTAGTTTCAGTGGCTACCACTTCAAATGATTCGCCATTTTCAAGCTCTAAGGTTCCAAGATACTTTGCGTTTTCAATGTTTGAAACGCTCCAATTTGTTTGTGTTGTCATATAGGTAATGAGAGTTGAGATTATCGAGCTTGTATTTCATCTAATGCTTCAGCGATGACTTCAGCGGCCCAACCGCCCGGCAGCATAGTTTCAAGCTTGTCAATTGTCGCTTGCTTCTCGCCATGCTTATCAATGTATTTTACCGCCGCCGCAACGAATTCTTGGAATGTTGTCATATATATTAGGTGTTGAGATTAGATTGGGAAGGTTTGATTGAGTTTAAGGGTGAATGCGATGATTCCGGCAAGGACGACAGCCAGCGCAAAGAGAGAGAAGATGTCATCTGTTTTTTGGGTGCTCATGATTATTGTCCTTTGTGCATGATTTCAATCAAGGCCCATTGCCCGAATGCATCCACGCCGGGCGATGAATATTTGCCATTCTCGTTGTAATTATAGCGGCGCATGATTTCCGACTGATAAAACGGGCAGTCAGGAAAAAAGTAGTGAAGCCCTCTATCTTTATCAGACATAAAAACTCCGCCATCTACTTCGATAGCTGCGATTCTTTGACCATGTTCCGTGTAATATGCGCCAGTATTCCAACGCATGATATTTTCTGTGTTCATTTGATTCTTTCTATTCTGTGAATGCATGAATGCATTCGTTGTTTTCGTTGTTTCAACACTCACATTTGCGAGCATCGAAAATATTTTCACTCTCAAAGATCATTTGTGGATTCACTCGCAGAAGCCCATCCAGAGCCTCTCTGCGACCGCCACTCTTTTTTTTAACCTAACACTGAGCTTTCAAGATACCATGGCAAGCTATAGCGTCAACACTTTTTTATTTATTTTTTTTAGGCATGACAAGATAAGGCAAAGCAAAAATCATGCCAGCCTGTCAACATTGAGATATTAGCAAGAATCATTCCATCGCTCTATCGCTATACAGCGATGAATCAAACATGACATATTCAGATATCATGATGCGATGATATGAGAGAACCAACATATTCACATATTCAAATATCATGATGCGATAGACAATATCACTATATCGCTATATAACGATATAACGATTCTTCCATGTGTCCAGAGCATGGATTATCGGCGTCACGATAACGAGAGAAGCGATGTCTCACCATATACAGGAAACCCTATTGCGCGAATGTCACGGTAATATCGAATCGCTCTTCACCCTATCCTCTCAAAACACGATTGCCACTTTCCAGCCTCGCAATCGAATCCCGTTTACCGCTAATTTTCCCCAATGTCATCATGCCGCTCTGTCAATCAAACGCAATCCTGCGCCAACCTCGCGCCAAGATTATTGCAAGCCGCTTGCATTATAGCCTTGTCTTATTGCGACTGATAACTTCACCTAATAACAGTATGAAATAGTGAACATCATTCCAGTCTCAACAACGCCAGCCAATGCAACGCCAGCAACACAGGCAACGCAGCTATACTATAAGGCGACACAGGGCACAGCATAGGCAGGCTGCGGGCAAGGAATCCCTTATTTCTGTGACGCTGGACGGCCCTACCCCTCTACCCCATGCACCCATGCGCGACAGCTCCCAACGCGGAAACCCCTCCCCCCATAAAAACTGCCTTTTTCTATGTCAATAAAAATCTCTTGACAAGTCTTATATGATGCTCATGTACAATACAAGCTAAGTTCAAGCTAAGTTTCATGCTAATCTAAGCTAATGTCGTATGGTTAGCTTGCGACTTAGTGCTATGTCGTATGCCTAATGTCTTATGCTACTCAATTGTATTTTTTGTGCTGAAATACAAATCTGAATACTTGAATTGCATTTACTGCATTTTGATGGTTGGTTATCGTTAACGATAATGAGAGTTCCAGTTTTATGTGGTTACTGGAATGGTTACTTGTTTACCAGAGGTAGACCCACCAAGGTTTATCCCCCGCCACAATACCACGTTATTGCTCTCAAATTATTCTTTGGTTAGTATCTCTACTATGAAGCAGGCTACTACTATGCTCCATGCGAGTATTAGTGCCATGATTTCGTCAGTCATAATTGAGTTAGTGTGACTCCCATTTTTTCTGCTATCTCCAGTGCTATTGGATCAGTGTGGTAAACGTCTTTGTAGAGGACTCTCTTTATCTTATAGGCGGCTATGGCCTTTAGGCAGTCTCTACATGGTAGGCAGGTTGAGATTAGTATCTTTCCTTCGCCCGGACTGGTATATCTGAGTGCATTCTGTTCTGCGTGGATTACAAACTTTGATCTCTCTTCTCTCGATGACCAGTCTTCTTCTACACCTTGAGGGAATCCATTATACCCTACTGACGCTATGGAGTTGTCTTCTCGCAGGATTACCACGCCTACCTTCCTCCATGGGTCTTTGCTCTTCTTAGCAACTACCTCTGCTATACTCATTCCATATTCGTCCCAGTTCATAGGTTATAGTAAGCTGTTCCGTAGCACCCAGACTCTGCCAATTGGATTATGTTTCCTTCTTTACCTATCCATTGATCTAACTTCTCTTTGGTCAGTTCTATGGGATGCCCGTCATGTGGTGGGATGTTTACCCATTCAAAGATTCTTATGGTCTTTGCTGCGTTTAATGCGTTTTTAATTATCTGTTCTGGATCGTCGGTGTGCTGAAGGCAGTTGTATATCCATGCTTCGTCATATCCTCTTGCAAAGTGCTTAATCATTAAATCTTCACCACGAATATCAAGTGCCAATATTCCCTTTGCAACATAACGCTCGTAAGTCCATTTAGGATACCTCAACGGGTCAATAACAGTTGCACGATGCCCAAGGTTAATTGTCTTCAATAGCATGGATGTCGGCCCTCCTCCTATATCAAGGATTGTTTTACCCTCTACATCGAACGAGTAGCCAACCTGCTTCAGCCCCATATAGCGAGCGTAGACATAGTGCTTTTGGTCTTCGTCGAATGTATTACAACAATCTCCCCAGTAGTTGGATTCAAATGTGTAGTCACTCATAGTGTAGGGTAGTATCTTTTCATGGCGTTGATTCCATTTCCCTCGGAATACCATCCTTCTGCTGTGTAGACATCCATGACATCTGAGAAGTATTTCTCATACATTGGAGCTACCTTCTTTAGGCTGAAGTTCATTCCGAATCGTTTGCAGTCCCAAGGCATGATTTGATCTATGTTTTTAACTGCATCTACAAAGTCACCCATCGTGCGGCAGCGGTATCCAGTTACCCCGTGCAGGTTATTCTCGGCGAAACTGCCCCAGTCAGTCGTTATAGTTGGAGTGCCAGAGAGTAGGTTTTCTATCTGAACGCCACCGAATGGTTCTACATACATAGATGGAAGGAAGCTGGCTTTAGCGTTAGACATGAGCTTCTTTCTGGTCGGGACATCAGCGTATCCGACATACTCAACATGGTCTGGTAGTTTGTAACCTTCCTCTTTTTGTCCTGCGATAACAAGTTTTACTCCTGCTTTTTGAGTGGCTTGGATAGCTACATCTACACCTTTTCCGCTATATACTCGCCCAAGGTAGAGGAAGTAATCTTCTTTGTCTGTTTTGTAATCGAAGTCTTCTACATCAAAATAGTTTGGGATAACGACATCATACCAGTCTTGGTTGCAGTTCCCTACATTCTTTAGTCCGCAGTAGGCATGGTAGATTGCGTAGGATTCCCAGACTTTCCATCTTGCCCAATGTCCACCCGCATATCCAATACCCGGCTCAACTGTAATTAGGTCTGGATGCGCGTCACAGATTGGACGAACCCCACTACCCCAAAATGGTAGAATGAAGTCATGTTTGTTCTTCCTCTGCCCGATCTCTTTAATAGCATTCTTGTAGAAGGTTTGATAGGCATGGTCGTTTGTATCAAACTTAAAGAATGTCTTACGCCAGTCATGTGATCCGTAACTCTTCTTGAAGTCATGGTTGGTTAGGACTGGAACGTGTTCTGTGCAGATTAGATCAGAGTCTTCATGGCCGTAGTGGATTACTGTGTGTCCACGCTCGGTCATCATCTTTCCAAACTTAACTACCTTTTGGGTGTAGGCGCAGGCGTTAAATTCTTTGGATGAAACTGTATGCGGCAATCCTAATACATGGAAAGTAAACTTTTCCTTATTCATTGTTTTTTATCAAATTCTTTTCTGAATAAATGTGAAGAATACCTCTATCATCTTCTACAACTAAACGGATTGCTCCCGATCCTTTTTCAAATACTGCTCGGACTACACCATCAAAGCGGTAATCTCCTCCAGTTTTTGATACTAAGTCTCCAACTTTAAATTTATCGTTAACGATACTCATAGGTTAATTAGCATTTTCTTTGCCCATTCGGGCGTGTTTTCATCTACTTTTACTGTCCATTCTCCAGTGACTGCTTTAGTCATGGATAGTGCTTTAACTACATTTTTGAAGGTAACTTTCCTTGAAGCAGTAATTACTTCTTTAGTAGAAAACCTTTCTCCGCAGGCACAAAGCCTCCTCCTTACTACTGTGCCATCTTTCTTTCTGCTATTGATGACTTCAGTAGGTGATTCACATTTAGGACAAATCATTTCTTTTCTTGTCCAGTAAGCGTATATCGCTTAATGCCGCGCTTTTTGAAGAAGTCTTCGCAGGCTTTATTGATTTGCTTGGAGTTGAGTGGATACTTCCACCCTACCCTACCATCGTCTGCATCAACATTAGCTTCCGTGTTTTTGCCGTTGATCTTCATTTCATCGACTTGCTGCCTCGGCAACGCCACTTCTTGCGCGAGAGATTGTTTGGGGAGTTAGGGTCTTTCTTCCAATCACCTTTGATCTTAACTGAACGGGCGCAATACGCATCGCCTTTAGCTGTGCCGGGGCGAATACGATCTCCACCATCTTTAGCCTTACCAGCTTGACCATACTTGACTGTCTTAGTCCTTCCAGTTTTGGCGTTCTTTACTACTTTTGTGAATCGCTTTTCCATATATTATAAGTTTATCGTAAACTACACTAAACTCACTAAACTTGTTATAACTACTTTTTCTTTGCTGTTTTTGCTGATTGTTTGAATGCTTTGTTCGTAGGCGCACCCTTTGATCCGGGCTTCCTCATCTTCTCACCGCTACCTGCTGCGATGCGTTTCCGTTTTGCGTTGATGTTAGAGTAGAGTCCAGTTTTCATTTTTTCTTCCGTTTCATGCCTGCTTCGCTCATGGCTATTGCCACAGCTTGTTTACGGCTTTTAGCGAGTGGTGCTTTTTTCGGGCCTTTGGGGTTGATGCCAGCATGGAGGGTTCCACGCTTGTATTCGCCCATGACTTTAGCCACCTTCGCGGCCTTACCTGCTTTGGTTGTTGGTTTTTTCATAATCCGTCACTTCCATCCCTTAGTAGTTTAAAGAACGTGTCGGCAGGGATTGTTACCTTCCAGTTCTTATTGTTTTTCTTGTGAGCAACTGCCCAAGCAATGCCTTTAGCATCTCGCTCGGCCTGTTCGCAAGCCTTATCTAAATTCAAATTCTGAACACACTTAACTTCAAAGTGGAGTTTACCTTTCAGTTCCTCACAGATTACATCTGGTGAGTCTTGTCCTCCTGCGAATTGCTGTCCTCGTTTAGCAGTGTATCCTTCAGCACGAAGCTGGTCACGCCACTGCCTTTCACCTCTTGCTCCTTTAGCTCTTGAGTTTATCATAAAGTTCTTCCAGTTCTTTCACCATACGATCATGGTGTTCAGCTTCCTTTTGAGCATCAAGACGCAACCTTTGAATCTCCGCTCGCGCCTCATCGCGTTCTTCACACAATTTATTAACCGCCAGCATATGCTCGGTTGCGAGTGCATCGTATTTATCCCGCGCCTCGTCGCGCTCGCGTTCTATTCTCAAAACCTCAACCGCAAGTAGCGTTGTATTTGCTGGGCTTATTTTGAAATGTTCACACAATCCGTTTATGGCTTTTTGCAAGTCGTCGCGCTCTTGCTTGTATCTGCCACACATCGCTGCCCACTCGTCTCGCTCGCGCTCAAGTCGGCGAGCAAATTCTGCGTCAATTAACTCTACCAATTGAACGCTGCCATCGCTCTTATGAATGTGACGACGTTCAATTATGGACGCATCCGTCTCTGGTGTGTCATTCATAATTTGTTTGCTAACAACTCTCGTTTTTTTCTCCGTGCTTCACAAGCAAGTCTGGCTTGTTCTATTCTTGATGCCTTTCCAGCATCAATTAATTTTTGGTCAAGTTCATCTTGTCTCAAGATTTCAATAACTCCGATTGCGTTTATGAATGCTTCTTTTTCTTTTTTAGAAACATGGTTTTCAAAAAACTTTTGTGAATCCATTTGTTATTAGGTTAGGGCAGCATTGAATCAATATCTTGTATCTGTGTCAATACTTTTGTTTCAGAAAAGTATTGGTTCATTATCTTGAGTCCTTCATTGTGATAGTTCTCTGCTATGCAATACCTTTCCTTGTCTTGAGCTTCCCAGATTGCGTTTGCCGCCTCCAGATACTTCAACGCTTTTCCGTATGCTTGGTCGATTGTCATTAGTATACCTCCTCAAGTTTTGAGATGTCACCACGCATGATGATTTCTGTCATGTAGTTCCTTGCGCCTCGGCGGTTCTTCTTGATCGTCAACCTGCTCTTGTCCTTGATGTGTTCGATATACACTACTTGGTCAGAGTGCATTCCAATCGCCCGTGATTCGCGTAGTCTTCCTTCGTCGTTTAGTTGGGAAGCAGTCAGCATAATCGAGTTATTCTTCAGTGCTGCGAGTTTTAACCTCCTTGCAATCTCCGAAATCTGACTTTCTCTGCCTTCTTCCCCGTCAGATGAGATGATTTGGAGGTAATCTACAACAATTACATCTGCCCTTTTTTCTCCAACGTATCGGTTGATTTGGGCCTCAATCTCGTCAATTTCGGCTATTCCATCCACAATTTCGAGGGGTAACTGGTGTAATTCCAACAATGCGGCACTGATTTTGAGGAGTTCGTGTTGATTAGCGTTCTTGTAATCCTCTGGTTCACGCACGGGGTAGCCTGCCAAGTTACAAGCCATACGAGTTAGGATGTCCTTCGCTTTCATTTCGAGGCTGAAGAAGAGAACTGACTTTCCATCTTGCAGGTTAGCGAGTGCCGCTTGGACAAGGTAGATAGATTTACCACCACCAGTCTCTGATGCTACTGTCATCATCTCTCCTTTGTGCATCCCACCCTTGAGCGCACGATCTACTTTCAGCAATCCAGTAGGAAAGAATTCCTTTACAGCTTTACCTTCCATCTCATCAATGATTTCGATGATGAGGTCTTTGACTGGCTTTACTTTCGTCGTGCGATCCTCGGCAGAGTTCATTATCGTTTCCGATAATTCCTTCAGATTTGTCTTACCTGTCCGTAGGTTTGGTTCTTCCTTCTCGAAAATTGTAATGACATCGCGGTATGATTTTGTGCGGTGCAGGTGCTTCCGATAATCGTCGGCCATGTCTTGGCAAACCTTACCCGAAGCTACATTCATCGTGGATAGAATCTGGTGAACTCCATCCTCACCTCCAGCCGCATCCAACTTTCCTGTAGCTTCCAACTCTGCGATGGCAGAGAAAGGGCAACAAACCCCTGTCCGCTGGTGAACCCCTTGGAGAGCTTCAAAAACGATCCTGTTGGCGTTTATGGCGAAATAACCACTATCCCATGTTTGTTGGGAAAGGATGTTTCTGTCGATTGCTATCAGCGACAATGCTGCCGCTTCACTCTTTCGTGCTATTGGGACTTTTTTCATTAGATTAAAAAATTAAAACTTCTTGTGCCATTCTTCTTGCTGCTATCTCGCAGTATTTTTCGTTCATCTCTATTCCGATAGATTTTATTCCATTGTCTTTGCAGACACGCATCGTTGTTCCGCTTCCCATGAATGGATCGAGAACAATCATGTCTTTTGTCGCTACCTTCTGAACCAACCATGACCACGCCTTTTCTGGTTTAGGACATGGATGACCATTCTTCTCTGGTGATTCTGATGTTATTTTACAACATGGAAGAGGAGCCTTACCTTGAAGATAGTGCCATCCATAAAATAAAATAGGATTGCAATCTGCCATTCCAAAACGCTGCATTCCATTACTTGAAGGATAAACAAATGCTCCAAAGGAATCAGCAGGGGGATAGGCTGATATGTTTTTACATCCCGGAGTTAGAGCGAGTGTCTTCCACTTTGCAACTTCAAACAGGGCTTTCACAACAACTGACTGGATATATTCTGGAGTATCATCAAAGTCAGAAGAGTAGTTTCCCTTTCCTCTAAGTTTTGATGTTCCTCCGTTGCCTCCGTCAATTCCGTATGGAGGGTCGGTAACGATACAATCAACTTCTCCAATTACTGGAAGCACATCAATACAGTTGGCGTGATATATTGTCACCAACGAGTCTTCGTAGTATTTTTTCATTTGATTAAAAATGCTGGAGTATTTTCACCGACATACGCTCCTTCAACATTGTATTGAAAATATTCTTCAGCTTCTTCGTGACTCATATTTTCAGTTAAAATTTCAATACACTTATCCCGATCATAAACAGCAAATGCTGTGTTAAATTGTCTGGCTATACCAATAAATGCAGATTCAAATCCATCTGCTAAAAGTATCGTTTCATCTTCGGATAATAGATCGTTTATTTTTTCTCGTAGTATATTCATATGGTTTAATATTAAAATAATTTAGGTTGAACTCGCATCAGTCTATGTTTGATGAGCGAAATGTATTCTGGATTAAGCTCGCAAAGAATAGCGTTCCGTCCTTCTTCGTTTGCTACTTCTGCCGTTGTTCCGCTTCCTCCGAATGGATCAAGCACAACTCCACCTTCTGGACACCCTGCTAATATACATGGACGGATAAGCTCTGGAGGATAGGTTGCGAAATGAACTCCATTTCCTGCGGATGGATTTACTCTCCAAACATCTCCGCTTTTTTTTGAAACATTAAAATAATATTTACTTTTTTTTGAAAATAAAAATATAATTTCATGCTGTGTATTATATCTGTCTTTGCAAGGGTTTGTTAGTGCGTTTCCTTTATCCCATATAATTGAATTTCTCAATGTCCATCCATCGGCTTGCAATGCAAAAGCAACTCTCCAAGGAATCCCCATTAAGTCTTTTTTCTTGATTTTGTATTTCCCGCCACGGACTGCTTTTCTATCTTTGTATCTATAAGCATTTTTAGTATGAGCATTATGCTTTTTTTTATTTTGTTCTTTTTTCAACCAAGAATTTATGTATGTCCCATTGCTTGCATAAGTATCACCAATATTGAGCCATAGTGTTCCATCATCACGCAAAACTCTTTTTACTTCTTGAAATACAGATACTATTTTTGAAACATAATCTTCTGGCATATTTTCTTGTCCAATTTGTCCTTCGTGTCCGTAGTCACGGAGAGCAAAGTATGGAGGCGATGTAACGCAGCAATTCACCGATTGATCTTTTAGTGTTCGCATCATTTCAATGCAATCGCCATTTAGTATTTGTGTATTCATTTGGGTTTAAAAGTTGGAGAATCGTTCTGGTTTGATTGTTGTTTTAGGTTTGATCCATTCAGCCTTGAAGCTCTGCCATCCACGGGTGACGCATTCGGTCAATGCCTCCTCAATGTGCATCGCTGCCTTCTCAGCTTCTTTAGCGATGACCGAGAGTGCCGTTGGTGATAGCGGGGCGCGTTTGGCTTTACGGAGGGCGATGAAGTCATTCCAGACTTGCTCGCTCACTCCGCTCGGCTTTTCGATTTGGGTAGCTCGTTTGGTTCGTGGGGGGGCGAGCGGAATTGGGGGGGTAGTTCCATTGCCATCGGCAGAGTTCAGTTTGGCGTTAGCCGAACCCGAAGCGTTAGCTTCACTTGGGTTAGTCGGGAATAGATTTGGTTGATTCAATTCAACTGAGGAATGTGAGGCCATTGCCGAACTTTCCCTTGATGGTTCTATTTTCGGTTCCTTATGATGGTTCATTATAGGGAGACTAACCGGAGTTACCCCCACCACCCTCTGCACGGGGTTACCCACCCCCACATTAACCTTGGTTACCCCCTCAACTGATTTGACTCGGCTTGGTGATACGACTTGTTGAAGCACAGATTTCGGTATTTCATCATCACCGATCCTATCAACAATGATCGTATAAAGGTTCGATGTCTGTCTTCCAGAAAAGTCCTCGCGCTCATCTCGCGTGATAACTCCAATCTGGATCAGGGCATTCAGATACTTCTTCGTGATAGGTTCTGAAATGTTAGCCTTCTCTGCAATCTTACGGATAGACGGCCAGCAACTGGCATCGTCGTTGCATGAGTCAGCTAAAGACAAAAGCACCAATCTCGCGTTACCTTGGGTCTTACTACGCTCAAAGACCTCTGACATTATTCGCACACTCATAGTTTAATGCCTTCCTTTAAAAAATCGTTGATATAACCAGCATCAACAAGTTCATAGTATGCAGAGTTTCCAAAATATTTTCCTTTTGCTAAAGTAATTTTATCAAAGAAATAATCTACATCTTTGTGCATTGTTAATGCTTTGTGTTCATATACTATTTTCGCAGCTAATCCGATTGCTTGCAGCGAAAGGTTATCGTCAGTTGCTAATTCCACTGGAAGCAAAGTAAAATCTTGCGACCTGTGAATAAATGTCTTGCTCATTTTATAAAAGGCGGCTGCTTGCAGTGGTAGTATAAACTGGCGAACTGACAGATAGGAGTGGTGGAACCACTACAAGCAACCATATATTTATTGTTCAATTTATTTTTATACATTTATCCTTCACTTCGGCTCCTACCCCGAAGGCGCAATTTCTCGCACAACTGAAAACTACTACAGGTTGTATTCGATGTCAAGCATCTTTTTTATCGGTTCCGATAATTAGATCAGTTCTACTTGCTCAATTTCATCTTTCGACCAAGCATACATCTTGTCGTTGATAAGATGCCATATCTCGTCGGCATCTTCTTCTGTCTCGCATTGGATGGTGGAGCGGCGTTCACCGATACCATCCTTTGTAATGATGACATCCGATTTGATTATAAAGTTACTATTGCTGCCAGTAGCCGCAAGAATAGCAGTGTTGTTTGGCTTGAGTGCCATGACAAGAATGCCTTCATCGTTTTCGTAGGTAGCCATGAACGGAGTGTCCAAAGCGGCGGCTAAAGACATATTCGTAACCATGACAGTTTGCCTTACTCCAGCGAGTAGTTTTTCTGCGTTATCTTTGATGTTGTTAGTGTTATCCATAAGCAATCATAGTATCAAAAAAGTGTTGACTTGTCAATAGTCTTGGTTTATTTTTTCTGGAAATGAGACATCCTTTAGAAGACGCATATGAGTCCTGCATGACTGCCTACGAGCAATCACGCATGGTTCGTTCTATTGGAAGGAAAACTTTCGCCACCCAGTTGCGTGAGACACGGAGGATGTTGCGGCTAACTGTCCGAGAGCTTGGAGAGAAGATCGGCGTAACTGGATCACTCATCAACCAGATCGAAGTAAACTCCAAGAGCATCCTAAAGAAAGAACAAGTAGAGAAAGTAATCGCACTATGCTACGAAGAAAAACCCCACTTAAAGCAAAAACGGGTTTCAAAAAGCGCGGAGGAAAACTAAAAGCGTTATCTGGATCAAGGAAGGTAAAGAATGCTGACTACGAAAAAGTCAAAGCAGAATACTTTGAAGAAAAAAACTACCAGTGCGAGATATGTAATGGGCAGGGAACAGACCTTCACCATAAGAAAGGAAGGGGCAAGTTCCTATGTGACAAGTCCTCATTCATGGTGGCTTGTCGCAGGTGTCATACTTATCTGCACAACAATGTAGCATGGGCAAGAGAGAATGGATATATAATTTATGACTACAAATAACACGTTTGAATCCCGCATCATCTGCGAAGGAACCGAAGTAAGTGACAACCCAACTAAGATTCTGTTTCGTCAGAAGTTTAACCAATGCTGGGTAAAGAAAAGCGATATTCGCGTGAAAGAAACTCTTGGTTTCCTTGACGGGGAGAAAGTAATCCGTATCGTAGTCCCAGAAGAAGTAGCGAATACCTTGGAACTTGAAGGTATTCTTGATTGATCTTTACTGGGAAGCATGGAGTCATGCAGCTAACTACGAGCTTTGAAGTAGTCTTGTTTGATTGGACTCACAAACCAAGCGGCAATACATGGGGCCGTCACCGAAACCATGACCAAGAGTAACGCCTTGGCCCAGTATCACCAATCTCCATTATCGTCTGATCCGTAGTCATCGTCTTGCGAGTATTCGACTGGCTTTTCATCTCGCGCCCAAAATCTATTAGTCGGAACTGGTTTATCGTTTCCGATAAAAACGAGTCCATTACGCCGCGCCATTTCAAGTGCGTAGATCAAGCTGTCACTCAAGTCGGGCGAGTATCCCGTTCTTCCTTTAAGTTCATCCTTTGTCTCAATGGAAATCTTTTTGGATTTAATCGTGTATCGGCGAAGGCAAAGTTCACGCGCCAAATCAGAAGCTGGATCAACGCCGAATAGGACGCGACTCTTGAATGCGTGATAGCATGAGTAGTAATACTCAGACACCAACCTATCGTAAACATCCTTACACGGGCGTTTATCAACCTCTGCCGCGATTCGGTCAGTAGGTTTACCCATAGAGGAGATAAGAGCGATAGCGGCTCCAGACGAGTCAAAGCGTAGCCACTCACGAATGATAGCCTGTCCAACTCGGCCACCATCACCAGAAACGTCCATACCGAATTTAGATGGTTGCACTCCAGCCGCCCGGCAATAATTAACAACTTCAGTAGCAAGTTGGATTTCAAACTCAGCAGCGGCGTTGGCAGATAACTGAATTACCTTCTGACTCTCAAGCCACATAACACGATTGCGAGTTCCGCGCACATATCCAAGTTTGGCGATGGTTAGAACGCATCTGTCACCACCAACTGTAAATGCAGTATCGAATCCTGCTACCTTAGTAAACCCTTCAGAATCCCAAAGTGGTTCTTCGTTTGTATCGGCGTTACGAATGAGATCAGCGGTTAGAATAGTCTGAGCGAATCCAGTCTTCGGCCACCAACCGATAGCGTTACGAACATAGTCGATAGCATTCTCATCCCCATAACATTGTTTGAGCATAATCTCCTGTTTCTTCCGATCCATAAGGAACGGGAATGGAGATGGTTCATTGGGAGGAGCATCGAAGTTAGGTGACTTCATGCCATTGTAGAACAAACAAATCCCAGTCTCCGTTTCCCACTTCATTAAGTCCGGGTTGACTGAATCAAAGTTTGATTGACCTTTAGGCATAGCCCAACGGGTGTGTGGGTTATCGCCTGCTGACGGGTTTCCGATACCAATAAATGTAATATCGTTATTTGCTGAAAGGTTAACGCGAGCAGTAATTGCTCCTAACTCCATTTCGGGCAACTCATCAAGTGCCAAGCGAACACGATCATTCTTACGACCACGGGTAGTATCAATAGCCTTCTGACCTTCGTTACCAGACTGAAAGGCGAGAGCTTTTATCGCATTAC